GATGAAACTCAACAACTGGTCAATCATCAAAACCGCAGATAAGAAAGGGCTAGCTATCAAGCCACCCCCCGGTGTAGCTAACCACTACGAGGTCTGTGTTTCCGTTCGCAACAACATGTTGGAGATCAACGTGTACGTGGACGGTGTTGTGTTGCCTGTAGCCACGATGAACCTGCCGATACAAGGAGAAATGCAATGAAACCTACATGCCGTTTATGTCAAACCAAATTCTCGCTAGCTCGTCGAGAAGCAGGGTATCTCACATGCAAACCATGCGGGGAGCGCACTGCGCGACAAGTGCAACACACCATCGTGCCACTTAACAAATCTAACTACATCCACGTAAGCGACACGAGCCTGCTGCGTGGGCTCAACCCTAAGTTCACATCATCATTTTAACCGTTAAATTTAACCCACATCACAAGGAGTGACCATGAGTCCGTACGAGAACCTCTTAGCCCACATAGATAAGCACAAGTATTTGCGGGGTGCGCACAAGGGCGACGCACCACTGGATGCCAAACGCAGACGCAAGAACGAGAACCGAGTTACCAACCGAGGCACATACGCTGCCGTTATACGGTGGCGCACAGAGATACTGCGAGCTTACCCCGACGGGCGGGTAGTTCTGGACTGCGATGGGTGGGGGCCACAGCCCACGACGAAGGAGGCTATGAACTATGCCTTGTATAGCGCAGGTATGGCGGTAGGTTGGCTGCACAGTGCGCGGCACAAGGGTATAAGTCAGCTGGCCCTGGGTCAGTGGCGTTACTACGATGGGATGGAGCTAGCGCCAGATGAGAATGGTACGTACACCCCCAAGGAGCTACGCTCGTTTAGAGGTAGGCGAAAAGATAAGGCACGTACCCAGGAGTTCCGCGAAGGGTTAAAGACTTCAGGGTTTGATGCGCTGTTTCCTGTGCTGTATCTGAATGCCACCGAGTCAGACCGCCCCGTGGTCGTGGACACCATGCGACTGAGCGAAGCGCTAACCGATCCTAGCGTAGCTGATCAGTGGCCTAAGTTTGTGGCGTATTTCAAGTTCAACTGGAAATCCCTGAAGATGAACCCGCTTACGAATCGTTGGGAGCGGGTCTATGAAGAATCGACTGTACGTAGCGCGTATCAGAAGATGGTGAAAGCAGCCACTGCCGGTATGAACGAGACGTACGACACTGAAGTTTTCTCTCTGTAATTTTAACCGTTAAAACCACAAAGGAACCATCATGCAAGTCACTCTCAAACAAGCTTTCGAATACATCCGTGTCCTGGGTTCGACCAACACGTTCTTCCTGCAGGGGCAGCCGGGTATCGGCAAGTCTGCGATGTTCAAAGATCTAGCCCGTGCATTCCCTGACTACACACACTCACTGATCGATGCCTCCCAGCTTGACCTGGGCGACGTGGCCATGCCTGTCGTGGATCGTGAACGGATGGTGACTAACTACGCGCCGAACGCTAGATTCGGATTGAGCCGGGGGTCTGACCGGCCTGTGCTCATATTCATCGATGAGTTTTCTAAAGCGCCGGGGCCTGTCATGAATATGCTGTGGCCACTGATTCACGAGAAGCGGCTAGGCGACATCCAAGCGCATCCTGCGAGCATCATCGTGGCAAACGGTAACCTGCAGACCGATGGCGTGGGCGACAAGATCCCCGCCCAGGGTTACAACCGCATGACGGTGCTGGATGTGGCAAACCCCACGTCTGATGAATGGATCGAGTGGGCTGTCGAGAACGATATTGACCCAGCAGTTATAAAGTTTGCGTATGACAACCCTGAGATATTCGAGCGGTATGACGCGCTGACCAATCCCAAAAACCCGCATGTGTTCAATCCTCTTACAGGTAACGTGCGGTCTTACTGCACACCACGCTCACTTGAGCGGGCCTCACATATCGTCAGGGCTAGGGTGCGGCTGGGCGACATACTGCCTGCGTTGGCGGGTACCATCGGTGAGCCTGCGGCGAGACTGCTCGAAGCATCGGTGCTACTGGACGACAGACTCACACCACTGGCTCTCATCGAGTCTAACCCACAGGGTGCCGACATACCCAAGGACGTGGGTGCGTATTTCCTGATGGCGTTCAAGCTGGCGACCAAAGCCAACGCACAGAACCTGACTGCGTTCTGCAAGTACGTCGAGCGTTGGGAATCATTCGAAGCCATCCATCTGTTCGTAGCCACGCTGTGTGCCGCCAAGAGCAAGCTGCCCATCATCGCCACGTGCCGTGCGTTTACGGAACTGAGCGCCAAGCACTCCAAGTACGTCAAGTGAGGACACCATGCTAGTGACCGAACGAACAGAGGACGGGCGCACAGTGGTGCGCCTACGTAAAGACTGGCACCCCGGCAGGATCGGGTACGCATGGGTGCCACCCATGAAGCGATACACACTCTCCTCGGTCGAGGAGCGCATGCAGAAGCAAGCGATAAAAGACTTAACCAACCGCAGGAAACTCAGGAGCGAAGCATGAATCAGTTAGAACGTATACGACGCCAACACGTGAAGATCATGCACCACAAGATGTGGTGTGTGATGGGGCCAGTTGTTGCGATGGGGCGCACTGAGGTGCGAGACGACATACCCACCGCATGCACGGACGGTGTCAATAAGATCTACGGGGAGAAGTTCGTAGCGAAGCTGACGGATGAGGAACTACGCTTCGTAATTCTGCACGAGGCTACCCACGTAGCCTACACACAGCTGGATGTATGGCGTCATCTGTTCGAAGAGGATCGCAAGCTTGCGAATGTGGCCGCTGATTTGTTCGTAAATTTATCGCTCGTCGATACCGATGCGGGTGAGGGGTTTATTCGCATGCCCGAGGTTGGCATCCCGCCCGATGACAAGTACCGGGGCTGGTCAGTGGGGAAGATTTACGAAGACCTCAAGCAGAACCCTCCGCCGGATAAAGGTGGTAACGGTAGTGGTGATGGTCAGGGGTTCGATGAGCATGACACCAGTGGTGCCGAGGGGCGAAGCAGTAGTGAGAGTCAAGCCCTTGTCGATGAGGTGGGGCGGTTACTGCGCCAAGGTGAGATCGTCAGGCAACAACGCTCACGTGATGGGGCGGGTAAGACCCCAGGTGTTATCGATGCGTTGCTCAACCCGAAAGTGAACTGGCGTGAAGCACTGCGGGACTTCATACAGGAGCTATGCGGTGGGCGTGAGGAGTCCTCGTGGCGCAAAGTGAACCGACGGTACATAAGTAACGACGTGCTGATGCCTAGCATGGTTGGCTATCGCATGGGTGAGCTTGTCGTGGCTATCGACACATCAGGGTCGTGCTTCGGTACCGGCATCATGACTCGGTTCGTCAGTGAGCTTGCTGGTGTGATCGAGCAGGTAAACCCTGAGCGTGTGCGTGTGCTGTATTGGGACACGGCAGTGTCGGGTGATCAGGTGTTTGAGAACGGACAGTTCGCAGTTGCAAACGTGAAGCCGACAGGTGGCGGGGGGACACGCGTGGATGTGGTGTTTGACTATCTGCGTGAGAAGCGCATGAGCCCCCAGGCTGTCGTCGTGCTGACGGATGGTGATGTGGGTAACGAGTGGGGTAGGTCGGACTGGCCCACGCTGTGGGCTGTGTTGGGTAAGAACCGTGCACCGTACGGTGTGACATTAAACATTGAGGAGTAAGCCATGAGATTCGTCGTGTCTTTGGGTGAGAACTTGTTGTTGACCGCTGAACAGTTGGAGCGGGTTGTGATTGCGCTCGATGGTTCGGAGTCGATAGTTAGAGAGTGGGTTAGGGATCTTGATAACGGTAAGGGGGGATCGATAGAAAAAATCAATACACCGAAGATGACTGACCTGATAATGTGCAAGCCCATGTCTGATGTTGAGTACGACGCGCTTGTGACGTTCACTGCACTGCATAACAACAAATAGTTTTAACCGTTAAAACCACAAAGGAATCATCATGAACACAATGTCAGGTATCGCTCGTTCGTCATTGCTCGTTGACTTGAGCATCAGCACGTACTCGGGACGTGTGCAGGATAAGAACACCCGTGACGAAGTTACAGCCGCCAAGGGGGCACGTAGCAAACGTGCGGCGTCGGTGTATAAGAGTTTGTTCGCGGAGTGCACGGAGCTTGAGGACATCACGAAGTTTCAGGCGGGGCTTCGCCAAGCTAATTACAAATACACCAAGCCCTGGTTAGACAGCGGAGTGCGGCTCTTACCCGCTACGCTCCTTCAAACGCATCAGGACATCATGTATGAAATGGAGCGTGAGTTTTGGGCGCTGGTCGATAAGTTCCTCGACAAGTACGACACACTGGTAGCTGCGGCTGCGTTCCAGTTGGGTAACCTGTTTGATCGCAGTGAGTATCTGACTCGCTCGCAGGTACGGCGCCGCTTCGGGTTCTACCTGACATACACACCCATGCCCACGTCGGGAGACTTCAGACTAGATATCGAAAGCGAAACCCAGCGCCAGCTTGTGTCTGACTATGAGAAACGCATGAAAGACATGCTTGACCGTGCGAACCGTGACTCCTGGGAAAAGATCTACGGCGTGTTGACTCGCATCCAGAAGCAGCTAGCCCCACGTGAAGAAGGCAAGCGCGGCAAGATCTACGACAGCCTGCTGGGTAACGCACATGAGCTTTGTCAGTTGCTTGAGCACTTTAACGTATCGAACGATCCTGAACTTACCCGCATGCGTCGGGAGTTGCTGGGTGCGATTGACGGCGTAACGACGGATGCGCTGAAGACTGAGGACGATACCCGTGAGGTGTTGCGCCGCAAGGTTGATGCACTAATCAAAGCACGTGACTGGGGGCTGGATGATGAGTCTGAGGATGAAGCGGAAGCTGCTTGAAGCGGCAAAAAGTTTAGAGATTCTCATGGAGCAAACGATTATGTTTCAAGACGGCATTCCTGATTACTCACATCGTTACATGGAGCGCTACAGTGAGTTCGAGATTCGCACTTACAAAAAGGGTGTCGAGACTATCGGGCACGGCAAGCTTGGCGAACAGCCCGAGTGGCTGAAGCGCATTGTGGACGTAGCCTACCTGGGTGAACACATACAACGTGTTCCGAACCCACCACCGGACAAGATACTGTGGTTCATGACGGACCCAGATCTCAACCTTGTTTCGTTTTTACCACTTAAACCTAACCACGTGTAAGGAGAAATCATGCAACAATCTGAAACCTACATGCGCCGCCGCATCAAGCGCATGACAAAGAAAGCCAAGGTATTACGCGCCCTGCGCAAGGGCATGTCGGTGCAAGAGGCAGTCAAGCGATATGACGCCCATCCGTCTCTGGTCTACGCAGCACAGAAACAATTAAGAGACGAGGCCGCGAGAGCGGCTACTATCATTCCTTCGCCGGGGATCACGTCATTGGCGGTGCCCCCCACGCCGCCGGATGGTCTTGGGTCGCTTACGCTTAAATCCGAACCCCCTGCGGGAACATTAGTGCTCATGGAGCAACCTGAAAAGCCGTCGCTCTGGGCACGGTTTAGGAATTGGGCATTTGGACTTCGCTCATGACAGACTCTCAATCCAAAAAATCCCCAGGCGCGGATAAAAAGCCGAGACTGTCGCCCTCTGAGGTCGTTTTGCGAACTGCGAAAACTAGTCCTCTACCTGGGGAGTCCGTCTTAAAGTGGGCCAAGCCAGTCTTGCCAGCAAAACTACCCAAAAGTAAAAAATTCAAACGCAAACTACCTACTCGGGAGCAAGTAGTTGAGATACTGGATGAGTACGAATCTGCAGCTTCTAGGCGGCGTTCAGACCGGGTCTTGCAGGATCTCGCTAAGTTCTTAACAGAAAAGTGGGCGCAAGACCAAGTATGGCTCCATGAGCAAACCCGTGCTTACCGCTCGTTGCTTGCTTCGGTTGTTTCGACAGCGGTTTTGGATGCTTGCATCCCTCCTATCGTTGAAGAAACAGGTAAGAAGCGTGTTGTCAGAGGTATGGATGTGGACGCATTCACAGCCATGCGGTTCCTGTTTGATACGAATGTGTCTGGTTTGGATGTCTACGCTTCGTGGCTTGACTTCGACGCAGGGCAGTTTCGACATAAGCTACTTGAGCTAATGAATAACAAACAAGCAGGGCCTCTGAGAGGGTATTCAGCCCAGCAGCGTATGAACTTTTGTAGGAACTACAGGTTGTGGCAACAGATGCCCAACGACTATGAACCCCAAGAAAGAGAGGAAGCAGATGATTGACTATGTCGAAGGTTTGTTGAAGATGGAGCAGTTGTTAAGAGAGTTGAAGCAGGCGCTAATTGTTAACGAGCCGATGGCTGCGCGAGACTTGTGTGCACAGATTGTGGCCGAGACTCGATTGGTTGATAAACAGATTGTTGTGCAATTTCCCAAAGAAACAGGACATTGATATGGAAATCGAATTTGACTCTGTGGTTGACCGCATTCAGAACAAAATTAAACGTACTCCGCGTTTGGTCTGGGTGTACTTTGTCAACAAGAAATTTGTAGCAACCACGTCGCCCGATGCAAAGCTCTTAGACAATTTGGTGGGTGTGTACGACGGTCGCGCTAAAACTTATAGAGATGATTACGTAGATGCAGATATCCGCTGGATGGCGAAAGCGTCATGAAGTTCGAACAGTGGTGGAGCACGGGCACTCGCTCCCCCAACAACCCGTATAAAGCCGACTCACCTGCGTTCTGGGCGTGGGAGGGTTGGCAAGCGGGTGTTGGTATCGAGAGGGAGGAGTGTGCAAAGGTGTGTGATGACTGGCCCAATGGTCGTGAGGATGTGTATTCAATCGGCGTAGCCATCCGAGCAAGGAGCAAAACATGAACAACATCGTCAAACAACCCATGCTGCCCGACACAATTCATTTTCACCACACCACATGCAATGACAACATAGAGGTCATGCGCATCACGCGTACGGGTGTTTGGGTTAATCCAGATATGTCCATAGACGACACCGCCAAGGCAGTGCTGGCGGCGCTGGATTCACAAATCAAGGTGCTGGTGCTGGCCGAGCGTGAAGCGTGTGCGAAGGTGTGCGATGAGATCGCAAACAAACCATCAAACGTTGTGCTAGGCGTGGCACTTGATTGTGCTGCTGCAATCAGAGCAAGGGGAGAGAAATGATTCCAGCCAAAGAGATTGACGGTGAACTGTGGATTCGAGCGGCGGATGCGCGAATCAAAGAATTAGCAGAGCTAAGGTTGCAGATGGATTTGCGCGATTACTTCGCAGCTAAAGCAATGCAGGGATTGCTGGCGAGTCCTCTCTGCCCCAGCGCGTTTGACCCAAAACAAAAAGCAGCGTCTGCATACGCGGTGGCAGACGCCATGCTGAAAGCGAGAGACAAATGAAATTCAGAAAGAAGCCCGTGGTCATTGAGGCCACGCAGTGGTTCAAGGATGGAGACCACCCGCACGTACTCATGTGCTGGTTTGATGTATGGGGAAAAGTGCGATGGGCACCCGGTGACCCAGAAAGCATCAACATTTTTGGCTGCATAAGAAAGCCAGCCATCGCTACGCTTGAGGGCTGGCACGAAGTTACCCCCGGCGACTGGATTATCACCGGCGTGAAGGGGGAGCACTATCCCTGCAAGCCTGACATCTTTGAGATGACTTACGAACGGGTGCAAAAATGAGCATTGACGCAATGAAACAAGTGCTCGAAGTCATGGATACGGTTGCACCTTCGGTGGAGGCCAGCGCCCCACGCTATTACGCTGCGAGAGAAGCTCTCCGCGCTGCAATCGAGCAAGCAGAAAAACCTTGGGTCAAGACTTATGCTGGTGGGCAACCGAACTACACTACGCCGGAGGAACCTGGGGTTAAGTTGGATGCGTCAGCGCGTCTAGTAGTGCAGCCACATCCTGCTTTCAAAGCATGGCAAGGGCTGACGGATGAGGAGATCAAAGAAATTATTGGGCCATGGGGTGAGACACCCATTAAAGGTTACACCCGTAAATTGTTTGATCTGATCGAAGTAAAACTCAAGGAGAAGAATCATGGCTAAATTACCGTTCACCCTCACAATCTGCCCTGATGAACCGAACCCGAAGCAGTACACGGCAATGTCTCCGGCGCTCATTAACGCACTGCGTTTCAGTAATGACATGACCATTGATCAACGCCAATTTATGTGGCCCGCATCAAGGTCTGGTGTCACGCAAATAAACAATCACAAAGACAAGCTGAAGGAGAAGAACGATGTTTGACGACATTGCGATCAGCAACCCAGCACGTGACAAAGCCTGGGAAGCTTGGATTAAACGTAAAGATGTGAAAGCTCTTATGAAGGGCAAAGAAGATTTTAAGTTCCCACTAGACGGCTCATATGACATATGGTGCATAGCCTGGGCTAAGGCTTGGGATGCTGGGTTCAAAGCGGGTAAGGAAGATATGAAGTGATCTGTCCAACATGCAAGACTGAAACACGCAATCGAACAAAGAAAGGAGCCTTACGCTATTACAAGTGCAAACCCTGTGATAAGACGTTCAGAACACGAGAAGTTGTAATTGACCAAGAAGAGGAAGTTGTGACTGCATACGAAAAAGTGCGTGAGTACCTAAGCACACGTAAGACACCGCCAACAATCACCGAGTTGTCCAACCATTTTTTAGTAGGAAAAATTACCATTGGAAAAGCACTCAGAAAACTTGAAGCCGAGGGCTTCACGTGGCGCATCCTCAACGGTACGGACCAGCGCTGGGCGACGACGCAAACAAACCGATCCAAGCGATCCACTCGGTATGTGGCCGTTCCCCAAAATGTTCAACCCGTACGTACCACACCACAATCCCCCCATATACGAACGAGTTACCCCCACGTTCGTGGATATGATGACTGAAGTAGGAGAAGCCAAATGGTAGAAAAAACTTTGCACGAATATATTCACGACAGACTGACCATCGAGGACATCATGCGCGGCGAAGATGAAAAGCAACCAGCGGATGCCCACCAAGTTGGCGGCAGTCACTACAAAGATATGGACCCCCAACCTTGGGAAGTCATGCAAGCACTGCTGGAACCGTTGGAGTTCATCGGGTTCCTCAAGGGCAACATGATTAAGTACGCTATGCGGCAAGGCAAGAAGGACAGCCTAGACTCCGCCAAGTATTGGCACTACAAGCAGAAGCTGGAGGAATTTGAAAAATCTTTTGGGGGGGAGTGGTGATGACTCCCGAGGGGCGCGTTAAAGCCCAAGTAAAGAAAACGCTGGACAAGCACGGGGTGTATCACTTCTCACCCCCAGCAAACGGCTATGGTCGCGTGGGCATACCCGACATCATCGGTTGCATGGATGGCAAGTTCATCGCTATCGAATGCAAAGCCAAGGGCAATACGCCGACGGCGCTTCAGCGCCGGGAACTGGAGGCCATACATAAAGCAGGGGGTGTGGCTATGGTGGTCGATGAGAACTCCGTTGAGTTGCTCGACAAATGGTTTGAGGAGGCTCGGAAATGACGGATGTAGTGGTGTTGGATCTTGAAACTTACTACGACCGCGAGTATTCGCTGTCAAAAATTACCACTGAACATTACATCCGTGATCCGAAGTTTCAAACCATCGGCGTAGCCATCAAAGTAAATAATGGTGAGACCCGCTGGTACCCACGCCCGCAGGTTGAGGAGGCTCTGAAGAGCATCGTATGGAGTCAAAGCCTTGTCGTTGCTCAGAACACGATGTTTGACGGCGCCATCCTCAAGTGGCACTACGGCGTGGACCCCAAGGCATGGGTTGACATCATGGGTATGTCCCGCGCTTTGTACCCACATGAGAAGAGCCACAGTCTCAAGTCTCAGGCTGAGAGAGCGGGGGTTGGTCAGAAAGGTGATGAGGTAATCGCAGCCTTGGGTAAGCGTTATGAGGACTTCACGCCTGAAGAGTTGGCGCGTTACGGCGCCTACTGCATAAACGATGTGAATCTGACGCATACGTTGTTTACACGTTACATGGAGACCTTCTCCCTGCGTGAGTTGCGGCTTATCGATCTGACGTTGCGGATGTTCATAGACCCTGTGCTTGAGCTTGATCGTGAGCACTTACAAGACCACTTGCTATCTGTTAAAGCACAGAAGGAAGCGCTACTCAGCAAGCTAAGTACCGAAGATAAGTCCCGGCTGATGAGTAATCCGCAGTTGGCTGAGATGCTACGTGAGCGTGGGGTGGAGCCGCCGACAAAAATAAGCCCAACGACAGGCAAAGAGACGTACGCATTTGCGAAGACGGACGAAGCGTTCAAAGATCTTCTTGAGCACGAGAACCTTGAGGTGCAAGCGATTGTTGCGGCGCGGCTTGGCGTGAAGTCTACGCTTGAAGAAACCCGCACTGAGCGGTTCATCGATATGTCATACCGGGGCAAGTTCCCAATCCCACTGCGGTATTACGGGGCACACTCTGGGCGTTGGTCCGGGCAAGATTCCGTTAATCTGCAAAATCTACCGTCACGGGGCTCACAGGCAGGCAAGATCAAGAAAGCCATCAAAGCCCCGCCGGGTTACATCATCATCGACTGTGACTCCTCGCAGATCGAAGCGCGTACGTTGGCTTGGTTGGCTGGTCAGCAGGATCTTCTGGATGCGTTTGAGAATAAGCAGGATGTGTATCGCATCATGGCTTCGCACATCTATGGGGTGGCGCCGGATCAGATTACACCTGCCCAGAGGTTCATTGGGAAAACGACGGTTCTTGGGTGTATCGCTGAGGGCGAACTTGTACTGACAGATGTCGGGCTAGTACCTATCGAGAAAGTAACCACTAGTATGCGGGTATGGGATGGGATAGAATGGGTATCTCATGAAGGCCCAATTTACCAAGGTGAACAGGAGGTACTAATTTATGATTCGCTCACCGCAACCCCAGACCATATCGTGTATTTACAAGACGGAAGTACGTGCCGATTCGACGTTGCCGCCGAAAAAAGTCTTAGTATCGCTCACACCGGAGATGGTGGGGTACCGCTTCGGCATGGTGGAAATAATCTCGACCGAAGTTCATCGGTTAGGAGTGAAGAACCTCGTGCACATCCGAGTGAAATGCACGACCTGCATGACCGAGAAATGGTTGAACCTAACGAACGCTCGACGGGGTTTGACGAAAGGTTGCCAAAAATGCAGCCAACCGAGAACGCTACCGGCTTGGTTGGACAAACGAGTTACCGACATGAAACAGCGCTGCACAAACCCGAACCATATGAATTGGAAGCATTACGGGGGCAGGGGGATAGAGTTTCGCTTTTCGTCGGTGAAAGAAGCGGGCCTTTGGATAATGCAGAACTTGGGCCTACACAAAGAACTGGAGTTGGATCGGATAAACACGAACGGGCATTACGAACCGGGGAATTTAGTGTGGGCCACAGGCAGGGAGAACAAGTCACATACAAGAGCAACGAAACATGTGATTCGCTTTCACGAGTTCAAGGCACGACACCCAGAAGTGCGCTACGCCGACTCCACACTGCGACAGCTAATCTCCAAAATGACCGACGAGGAGATAGTGGCGAGGTGGAACGCCCCATCATGCAAGCCAAAAGGCGTGTATGGGACTTACTCAATGCCGGACCCCGCCATCGTTTTACGGTGTCAGGCAGACTCGTCTCAAATTGTGGCTACGGCGTCGGCCATAACAAATTAAAACTCTTTCTCAAAACCGGCGCAGGTGTAGAGGTCGATGAAGCGGAAGCCAAACGCATAGTAGAGACCTATCGGCGTACATATGCCCGCATACCGGAGCTGTGGAAGAAGGCTGATACATCACTCGCTATGCTGGCTGCTCAGATGCCGTTCGCAGTGGATGTGCATGGGATAGTGCAAGTTGTGCCGGGGGTGGGGCTTACGCTTCCAAGCGGGTTACATATCCAGTACCCCAACCTGCGGCAAGAAGTTAAGGATGGCAACGCACGGTGGGTGTATGACTCACGAGGTCTTACAGTTGATGTCTACGGGGGCAAATGCGTCGAAAACTTCACTCAGGCAATCGCTCGATGTATCGTGGCTGAACAGATGTTGCGTATCTCACGGCGGTACAAGGTGGTGCTCACGGTGCATGATGCTGTCGCATGTGTGGCTCCCGAAGCAGAGCGTGAGGAAGCCATTCGGTACGTGGAAGAGTGCATGTCATGGCGTCCGATCTGGGCACCGACACTTCCGCTTGCGTGTGAGTCTGGGTGGGGTGCATCATACGGGGATTGCTAATTAAATAATAAAGTCATGCTCATACACTCCCACTCATCGATCAAAGATTTCCAAGGCTGCCCACGACGTTACCAACAAGTTCGAATTCTCAAACGGTTCAAACAGGCTCCAACTGAGGCAACGACGTACGGCAATTGGGTGCATGGGGCCTTTGAAAAGTTTTTGATGGACGGCACCCCCCTACCGGAAAGCTTGCAGCAACACGAACCGGCTTTGCAGCGCATCAAGGATATGCCGGGGGAACGTTTGTGTGAGCAGCGGATGGGTATGCGCAAAGACTTCAGCCCTTGCACGTTCTCAGCTAAAGATGTGTGGTTTCGAGGTATACCCGATCTGATAATCGTCAATGATGCAACGGCTTGGGTGGGTGACTGGAAGACTGGTAAAAGCAGTCGGTTCGCAGATACTTCTCAGCTTGAGTTGATGGCCGCTATGGTGATGGCGCATTACCCGAACGTGCAGCGCGTCAAGGGAATGTTATTTTTTATCGTGCCTGGGGATGTTATACAGGCAACCTATAAACGTGATCAGCTACCGGACATATTATCTCAGTGGTCAGGGCATGCAGCGCAGATCGAAGAGACGCTTGCTAACGATGTATGGAACGCCCGCCCAAGCCCGTTGTGTAAGTTCTGCCCGGTGACTGAGGATGTCTGTGAACACAGGTGACATATGACACGCAACTACCGAGTTGAGTACGACAACTACCAAGGCACCCCAGAGCAGAAACGCAAACGCGCTGAGCGCAACAAAGCGCGTCGCATGCTGACTAAGGAAGGCGCGGTGCGTAAGGGTGATGGTAAGGATGTTGACCATAAGACGCCGCTCGCCAAGGGCGGAGCTACTACGCGTGGCAATCTGAAGGCAGTAGCAAAAGGCACGAATCGAAGTTTTGCACGTACCCGCAGTGCAGGCATGAAGTAGTTGACAAGCGCATAACGCAAGCGTACTTTTGGGGTCCCAGGTATTCTCCTCCCTGGGTTCTCCTTTGTGGTGATGCTTGCGAGGTGGTACCCAATACCACCTCGCTTTTTTGGAGAACAAACGCCGAGTGCAGACCGCACCTCGGCTATTTAACATTTGGAGAACGTGTGCAGATCATCGACAACAAAGCACTACTCATCCGCACAAAGAAGGCGGACCAGATCATCAACCTCATACCAAAGAGCAAGCTCCTTAAGAAAGAAGGGGAGCTAGGAGAAGTCCTCGTACACTGGGGTTACGACGAGACCCGCATCCTGCGTAACTTGCGCATCAAGGATGTGCCGAACCCGATCCTAGGGCGATACAAGTGGCCCGGTGTGTACACACCGTTTGAGCATCAGCGCACCACGGCTGCGTTCTTGGCGTCGAACCCACGCTGTTTCTGTTTGAGCGAAGCAGGTACAGGCAAGACCAGTGCTGCAGCTTGGGCTGCGGACTACCTAATGCAAGTGGGGCAGATCAAGCGTGTGCTCATCGTGTGTCCGGTGTCAATCATGGACACTGCATGGCGATCAGATCTTTTCAAAACGGTTATGCACCGCAGTGTGGGGCTCGCCGTTGGGGCGCGTGAGAAACGTAAAGACGTGATCCGTGCGCAGTACGACTTTACCATCATCAACTTCGACGGCGTTAAGGTCGTGCGTGATGAGTTGTTTGATCAAGCCTACGATCTGATCGTCGTCGATGAAGCTACCGCCGTCAAAAGCGTATCCACGGATCGATGGAAAGCCTTGGCGCACATCGTGCACCCACACACGCGTTTATGGCTCATGACGGGGACACCTGCGGCGCAAGCCCCCACCGATGCCTATGGCCTCGCAAAGCTTGTGAACCCTCAAGGGGTACCTCGCTTCTTTGGTGCGTTCCGTGATCAGGTCATGCGTAAGGTCACGCAGTTTAAGTGGGCACCCAAAGCTTCTGCGTCAGAGACAGTTCATCGTGTGCTACAGCCTGCCATTCGGTTCACGAAGGAAGAGTGCTTAGATCTGCCTGATATGCTGTATGTAACCCGTGAGGTGCCACTGACGAAACAACAGCACAAGTATTACGAAGCGATTCGTAAGCAGATGGTTGCCACGGCTGCTGGGGAGCAGATCACCGCCGTTAATGCAGCCAGCATGCTGAATAAATTGTTACAAATTGCGCAAGGCGCGGTGTACACCACAGAGCGAGATGTGGTTGAGTTCGACGTGCGTAACCGTTTTGATGAGTTGCTCGATGTGGTGCATGGCACCACACACAAAGTTATTGTCTTCGTACCATTCAGGCACGTGCTAGAGCGCTTAGAGAACGACCTCGCTAAAGAGGGCGTATCCACCGTATCGATCCATGGTGGCACAGCGGCAAGCATCCGTGCGCAGTACATCAAACAGTTTCAAACTGAGCAGGCCCCCAAGGTCATATTGATCATCCCGCAGGCGGCAGCACATGGCATCACGCTAACCCGTGCAGACACTGTCGTGTGGTGGGGACCCGTTACGTCAGCAGAACTCTACTTACAAGGCAACGCCCGCGCACACCGAGCCGGACAACGTAATTCGGTTACTGTCGTACGCCTACAAGGGAGCCCCGTGGAGAAACGCATCTATGCGTTGCTGGATGGAAAGCTTGACATGCACCAAGCCCTGGTTCAGCTGTATGAGGAGGAAATAGCTTGACTTATGTAATGGACTGTGTAAAATGACAGACTCACTTAACAAAGGAGAAAATAATGGACGCCACAAAGCTGGTTTCGACGTACATCAAGATGCGCGACGCCAAGGATGCTCTAACGCGGGAGTACGACGCGAAGGTCAACGAGATCAAGGAGCAGATGGATGTCATCGAGCAGGCTCTACTGGAGATCTGCAAAACTACAAATCAAGATGGTGGCAAGACACCGTACGGTTCCTTTTCTCGTTCAGTCAAAACCCGGTACTGGACCAACGACTGGGATTCGATGTATTCGTTCATCAAGCAACACGACGCGATCCAGCTTCTGGAGCAACGCGTTCACCAATCCAACATGAAGCAGTTCCTGACCGAGAACCCCGGAGTTTTACCTCAGGGACTTAACACCGACTCACGGTATGCGATCACCATTCGCCGTGCAACCAAGTAGTACCCCAACCCTAGCTAAGGAGCTATGCAATGTCTGAAATGACTCTGTTCAAATCTGGTTCAGCCCTCCCCGACTATCTTCGTAACCAAGAGGACGACTTCACCAAGCGTCTCGCTGGGGGTTCGCAGGGTAAGTCTATATCCATCGATGGTGGTGTGTGGCGCATGATCGTGGGCGGCGAAGAGATCGCTAAGAACGAAGACCGTGCTATGAACTTCGTGGTGGTTAACGCAGCACCCAGCGTATCGCGGACGTTTTATGCAGCTAAGTACGTCAAGGGTCAAGCCTCTGTGCCGGATTGTTTCTCAGCAGACTCTAAGGCCCCGGACCCTTCTATCAAGAGCCCACAGTCCGCATCTTGTGCAACTTGCCCGCAAAACATCGAAGGTTCTGGCCAAGGCAATTCACGTGCATGCCGTTTCTTCTTAAACACTGCAGTTGTGCTTGAAGGTGATATGGGCGGCAACGTGTATCGTCTGCGTCTGCCCAGTAAGTCGTACTTCGGTAAGCAAGAAGGCGAGAAGCTGCCGTTCAAAGCCTACGCAAGTTTCTTGTCGGGGCACGGCATCCCAATGAGTGGTGTTGTGACTGAAGCTCGCTTTGATACGGGTGAGTCAGTGCCTATGCTAAAGTTCCGCGCTGTGCGTCCGTTGACCCGTGAGGAGTACGACCTCTCCAAAGCACAAGGTCAGTCTGAGGATGCCAAGCGTGCGATTGAAACTAAGTTCAACGCTGCCCCTGCACAGGGAACGCTACCTACACCGCAAGCTGAAGAGACTGAAGAGCCTGCGCCCGTCAAGCGCGATACCAAGAAACCTGAAGCGGCTAAGCCTCGTGATGTGGACGCCGTGCTAGCGCAGTGGGGGTCTGATGATGAATGACGCAAGGGGCTACTCATATGTTACGTATAAAGCGATTCGAGCCGCAGATCCTAAGAGTCTCGGTGTGCAGTTAGGATTGTTTTGTATTGAGCACAACATACCCGCTGCGCGGGTGGCAGACGACATCGGCGTATCTCGTCATTCTGTGTACTCATGGTTTACAGGTCGCTTCCGCCCTACCAAAAAGATGGAAGTCAAAATCATGGACCTGTTAAACAAGTACCGTGATGAGGCGGCGGGGCTTGCAAAGCCCGATGAAGTAGCCGTATAGTCTTGACCCCGGGGCTTGAGGGGGCTGATCCCTCCCTGACACAGCAGACCACGGGCTGCTGCCCCCGATCCCTTCCCGTGTGCCATATACCGTGGGGCATTGTGAATAAACAATTCTATGAAGCCGTATTGCCGCCCTCTGGTCCCTATTGTGTTGTTGGGATCTCAGACAACGCGGTCAAACAAACATTTCACCACACACTTGATGAGATTGAGGAGCGCAAAGAGGAACTTGTACGTGCAGGTACGAATGCGTACTTTGCATTAGCGTCGTTCAACGAAGATACAACGCGGTCTGCGGACAATGCTCGGGAACTACGGGCGTTCTTCGTTGATATCGATTGTGGTGAAGGCAAACCTTACCCAACGCAAGACGATGCCATCGAAACGCTGGCTGGGTTCTGCATACCGCTTGAGCTACCAACACCGCTGATTGTCTCCTCCGGGCGTGGCATACATGCCTACTGGCCGTTGATCGATCCTATACCCACTGCGCAGTGGCGAAAGCTTGCGATCCGGTTCAAGCAGCTATGTCTTACCCAGGGCTTGCACATCGATACAACCGTCACTGCAGACCCTGCTCGTATCCTGCGTTGCCCACAGTCTTACAACTACAAAGACATCCCACCGCGTGAAGTAAAAGTTTTGACGTGGGCGGAACCTGTTGATGTGGATGTGATTGAGGCTGCGCTGCCTCCTCCGACGTTTGATATATCAGAGGCCAAGCAGTTTGGGGTTGACGAGTTCACACAATCGCATGGAGATAAAAACTTTCCGCCAGCATCCTTCGCAAGGTTAGTTCGGCGAAGCCTCAAGGGGACGGGGTGTGCTCAAATTGCGCATGCAGTAAAAGAGGCGGCATCCCTACCTGAGCCGCTGTGGCGGGCTGCACTGTCTATTGCATGGCGTTGCACCGATGGTGAAGAAAGCATACACACGCTGTCGCGGGAGCACCCAGGCTACACGCCTGAGGACACCATTGAGAAAGCTGAGAAAACTGTCGGACCCATGACATGCGTGTGGTATCGACAGAACAACCCAACGGCTTGTGATGGGTGCGCACACAAAGTTACAAGCCCCATCCTGCTGGGGCGCAAGATAGATGAAGCCCCTACCACGGACGGCGAGTACATCGTTGAGTCGCCGTTAAACGCACCGGAGGATGACACCCCTGTACAGACGGTCAAAGTCAGCATACCTGTCTACCCAAACCCATACTTCCGACCGACGAACGGTGGGGTATATCTGCGAGCCCGCGATAAAGATGGCGATCCGATTGAGATAGAAGTTTACCCATACGACCTATACCTAACGTCACGGTTTTATGACTACGACGATAACGGTTCAGGCGATGGTGAACTTGTCGGGTTGAACATTCATTCACCGCATGACGGCATCCGGCGTATAACGGTGCCAGTCTCGGCTCTGCTCACAAAGGACAAGCTACGTGACTTGCTACTGAAGCATGGTGTAGCAGTGCTTAACAAAAAGGTAGAAGAACTTATGGCTTACTTTGCATCAGCGTTTAAGCGCCTGCAACAGCAAGGCAGCGCCAATCGGACGCGTAATCAGATGGGGTGGACCGCAGACCTGCGTGGGTTTGTGATCGGCGAACTGGAAGTCACAGCAACTACAACTAATCTTGCACCCGCATCGACCGCTGTGCGTGAGGTGGTACCCCTGCTCGTACAGAAAGGTACGCTTGAGGCGTGGTCAAACATGGTGAACTTCTATGCTCAACCCGCTATGGAAGCGCATGCGTTCGCAGTGTTTGCGGGATTTGGGGCGCCGCTACTCAAGCTAATGGGTGGTATCGAGGTGAAGGGCGCAGCTATCAACCTGTCGAGTAATAAGTCGGGTACAGGCAAGACCACTGCACAGATGGTCGTCAACAGCATCTTCGGGCACCCCAGCGGCTTGCTCATGCGTAAGAACGACACTAACGTAGCCAAGATGCACTACCTTGGTATGCTCAATACGATAGCCGCCACGATGGACGAGGTTACTAACCTGACAGATGAAGCGCTGTCTGAACTCATATACGACGTACCACAGGGTCGTGGGCGGCACCGCATGGAGTCTCAAAGCAACAAGCTTCGGGTCAACACATCCTCGTGGTGCACCTTCCTCATCATGTCCAGTAATTCTTCGCTGTACGATAAGCTGCAGCGTCTGAAGTCTACGGCTGATGGGGAGTTGCGCCGACTGATTGAGATCCGTGTGCAACGCCCAGGCAACATTTCAAAAGCACAATCGGACGAAGTCTTCAGCGCCCTGAACACCAATTACGGTGTGGCAGGCCCCGTGTATATGCGCTACATCATGAATAACATGCAGGAGGTAACTAGCCTCTTAACGCAGACACGGCAGAAGCTCGACGTTGACTTGCAGTTGGATCAGTCTGATCGGTTCTACTCAACAGTCCTGGCTTGCATCATTACGGGTGGCTTGATCTCTTATTCGATGGGCTTACATAAGATCCCGGTGGCACCAGTGTATAAGTTTGCGTTGGAGCAGATTGACTCGATCCGTACCGAGATCATTCATCCTGCCTCTGACTTCAAGACGCTATCTATTGATGCTTTGAGCTATTACATCAACACAAACTTGTCTAACGTATTGGTGATCAACAAGAATGGGCTGAACAATTTACCGCCTGTTCCGTTGCAGGTGCCACGTCACTCACTCATGATGCGGTTCGAGCCGGATGCGAAGGAGTTGTGGATACCTGCGTCAGAGTTTAAGGAGTATTTAGTTGGGCGGCAGGTTGATACACGGCAAGCCTTGAAAGAGTACGTAGCGTTGGGGTATCTCAAAAATGAGGGCACGTCGGTCTCAAAAAGGATCAGCAGCGGGGCGATCTCGGGATTCAAATCTAGCGTCACGCGAGCGTTCTGTTTCGACACGGATGCCATCGGGCTATCGGCGGATAGTTTCACTGTTGAACGGAAAGATGAAGCCGTTGCCTCCAGGCGTGAGGATGATCAACCTGCACGGGGCTGAGTTTTGGATACCCTGGGAAGACTTAGCAGTGGGGCAGTCGTTCTTCATTAAGACCCCTGAGACTGCCCCAAACGTGCTCAAAAAACTTGAGCCTGCTGCTAAGTTCTTCCAATACGGATTAGTGGCTAATAACCGATGCGAGTTCGGCTACTACGGTGTGCGTGTCTGGCGCCTTGCTTAGATACCCAACTGCTTCTTGGCGGTTCGTACCCAATCAACAAGCTCTTGCTCGTACTTCTGCACATCCTGCTTCATCTTTAGACGCTCGGCAGAATCCATCGACTGCGCAGCCGCTTCTGTATCTAAGAACTGCTTGTAGGCACGAGTCTTCTCAAGTTCGTTGAGCGTGCTGTTGACCATCTTATAGGCAGCTAAGATGTTGGCGTTCTTATCTGCAAATGCTGCTGCACGTTCCGGGCTGCTCTTCATCATCTGGTTGAGCGACATCTGCGTCTGTACAACTTTTTCACGCAGATCGTAGAACTCATTGATGCGACGTGTGCCAACCGGATCGTACGCAAACGGAGTCAAACCTACCATCTGATGCAGAGGCGTATCGGTCTTGCCGGGTTTGATGAGTTGATCCGCAACCGCAAGCGTCAACGCACCAGTGGTGCCCAGATAGCCCCGCAGCACGTTATCAATCTGGATGGGGGATAACTCAACTCCAGCCGTTTGTGCAGTGAACTGGGCAATCTCTTTAGCAAGTTCTGAGGTACGCGAAGTTACACGCTCGCTTGGCAACAACTGCTGTTGGAAGATACCTTCCAACGAACGCCCCGTGAAGAACGAGTAGTTAACGAAGTTCTCAAGCAGTGGCTTAACCGCAACCGGCACAGGTACCGTACGCCCGAAGTATTCGTTGGCTGCAGCCTTGGTCCAGCTAATAACAGCTTCAGTGGCTGCGATCTCATCTGAGGTGCCTTTTTTGCGGTAGTAATCCAGCACACGCTCAGGAATGGCTTTAAAGATCATACCAATCTCAGACGGCACGGGAATACCGATTCCGTTTCCGATTACCCACGTCTTGTCGCGCTCACGTGGGTCCATGTTGTCGTACTCATCATCACCCGCCATCATCAGCGAGTAGAGCACCGTAGCCCCCATGAGGTAGCCGATGTTGGTCCAGTAGAGCTTCAAGGCTGCGTTACGTGCAAGACCAGACGGAGCTTCTCTCCCCGTCAAGCTTCGATACAGCACATCCATACCTTGCAGGTATGCGTTGTAGAACGGCACAGTTTGTGTAGCCAAGTGGATAAGCCCAAGCTTATCGCCCATACCGTATCGACGGAAGTTGATGATCTCACGCGCCCGCTGCAAGGCAAGGAGCTTATCGCCTTGGGTCTCTTCTAATGTCTGATCGTAGATCGCCTTACGCACTGCGATATCAGAGGCCAGCGCTATACCCTGCAGGCGGTGCAGTAGTTCACCAAACTTGGACGACTTAAACGCTGTACGTTCTTTAACCCCGAGCGACTGTAGGAACGACTCCGATGGGTTCGATACATGGAAGTCAACCCCACCCAGCACACCAAACTCAGGTAGATCGCCCGTGATATCGTCCAGCTTACCTAACGCCGCAGCCTTACCAAACTCTTTGAAATTACCTAAGACTTTGGCGGTTAGCGCAACTGGGCTGCGTACACCCGAGGCGATGATGGCACGTTGGATATCCTGGGGTAGCTGCGCGGCTGTGAAAGTAGGCACCGCTGTGATAGCGGTTCGCAGAACCCGAGAGAACTGACTCATCAGTTTGACAACACCGAGCGTCGGTGCAGCCATCGTATTAAACGCCGCCACATGGTACGTAGAAGGTGTAAGGAAAAATCCTTCCTCGCCATTTATATAAACCTTAACGGACTTCTCACCTTCAGCAGGTTTACGGCGCCCGACGTATTTGGCTTGCCCAATGTCTTCTAAAGCGCGAAGTGTACGCAGGGTAGCGTCCTGGCGCACAGTCTGCTGAGTCATCCATCCGATGAGGTTGATGTAGTTGTCGAATACATTCTTCGGCGGGCGCTTGGTTGCTGCGGCGTTGACCAGTTCTGGCGTGGTGCCCAGTTGCGAGATACCACGCCCCACACGACGTTGCGTACGGAAGGTCGCATCCATATCCTCGACACGATCAAACGGCACGTAGTCGGTGGCAGCCTTCCAGTCATCGCCCATTTCTTTCGTTATACGACCAGTACGCACGAGGTTGTCGATGTTTGCAAAGCGGAGCTTGTCCATGCTCTCTTTGATAGTTTGGATGCCCTTGTCTTTTTTGTACTCAGCGTACAAACGATCTATGTCCGCATCGGACATGCTGACCGGAAAGAGGCGGCCCTTCTCTTGCGTCTTGTTCAGCCTGCGGAACTCATTCTCTCGCGCAGCAGCCAGCAACTCGTTTCCGTAGTTGTAAGCCTCATTAAACGACATGTCTTTGGATTTACCCCACTCAGCGATATCGTTTTGGAAGATTTCTTGTACAGATTTAATACCTTTGACCGATTCTGCCTTCCAGAGTTTCGTCTTGGGGTCCAGCCGCACAACACCTAAGCGGAAAACAGCCGGTAGAAGCTGGTCTGAAGACTCAGCTTGCCGATACACCGCCTCGGTGGCCTTATCTTTGATCGCGCTTTCAGCGCCTTTGTTGAAGTCTTTAGCGATTGCATCACTGACCGTTGCGGCTTTGTCAGCGACAATGGTGCGGAACTTTGTGACGTTATCGATAGCTTCTTGCGCAAGCTGGCGGCTTGTGCCACCCGGTATGGGATTAGCACCCTTGTCAAACTCAGCAAGCTCTTCAGAGCTTACCCGCGTGGTCATCGGTGACGCAGCTTCGTCTGCACCAACTTTGTCTGGCGCAAAATTCACTGCCGCAGGCCGAGCGATAACAGCCTCGATGTAGTTGGCGAACGTCTCGTTCGGGAGGTAATCCTTTGCCTTTAGTCCGTTGTAGAACTTACGAAGTGCAGCCCCGAGACGTGCAAAAAACTTTTCAACAATCGTTACCGGCTTGTCGGCTGAGAGTGCCCAACGGGCTGTTTGATCTGCGTACCACTCACTGAACAGCCGCCAATAGTTGTTCAACTTATCAGCAGGGATGCTGAGATCGCCTTCTACGAAGCGCTGGGTTGCGCGGCCCCGCATGCTCTGCACAAGGTCACGGGCGGTTTTACCTTTGAGGGACTTTAGCCACTTTGTATGTGCTTCATGCAGTGCGTCTTTTTCTTCACGCGATGCTTTGTCAAAAAATACTTTCTGATGCACATGCCCAAGCTCATGTGCAAGTATTTCTAGTGTCTGAGTTTTCTTAGGGCTTTTCTCAAACAGGATGTAATGGCTACCGTCCGCCATCTGCCGCGTTGAACCAGCCTCGGACGGATTAAGAGTGCCGCTACCTACGGCACGATGGGGCCCCGTGAAGTTGTCTTTGTTTTTTAGTACGTCTTCAATAGTAGAGACGTAGATCGGCACATCAAGCTTTAACAGCTTCTTCCACTCGCGGATGATGTTCTCGTATTCAGCCGGTATGTCATCAGATAGCGCCACGCCATCCGCATCAAATTTAATGAACGGATCTTTGGTGTGCTTAGCGGTAGCCTCTTCTTCAAGCTGCTTCTTTATGGCAGACAAACGAGCTTTGACATCCGCAGGAACTCCTTTACCAGTGTAAAAGTCGATGTCGTTATTAGATCTATTGTTACCAAACGTAACGCTATAAGCGGGTATCCCGCTTACTTTTAAATACCCCTGAACGAGACCGTAGTCACCTTCAAGAGCAACAACCTTCCCGCCAAGATCTTTAGCGTGGGCCTCTGCCTGCTTGACCTGTTCAGGCGTACCTTGGATAAACGAAACTCCGGGCGTCGGCTCAGCTTTGGCTTCGGGTGCAGGTGCAGGTGCAGGAGTTGGTGCTGCTGCACGTTGTAGCGGTTTGCGACGCTCTTTGCGTGTGGGTGCTTTTTCGACCAAACTAACTAATTCTTGTTCGCCTTTACGAAGTTCAACGTCTTCTTCAACTTCAGGCACTGCCACCGCTTTACCGCGTTTTCCTTCTGCCTGCTTAGCCGCTTTTTTAGATTCACGTTCACGCTCTTGCGCAGCCTCACGTTCTTCTTTGCGTTGCTGTGCTTCTATTGCTTTACGTTGTTTTTCTTCGGCTTCTTCTTTTTTTCTAATAATTTGATCATCTTTACGATCAATTTTTTCGTATTTATTCGCGTAGTCATCCGCAACTGCACGAGCCTCAGGCGTTAGCTGCTCATAGATACCCTGCGCTACTTTTCCGTTTCGGTCTGTGCGGAACAACTGCCCTGGAGTGGCATCTTTCGAAGGCTCCATACGAGCGTTGTACAACTCGTAGCCTACGTTTTCAAGCGCCTTATCAAATACTTTCTCGGTATCAGTCAGACTCAGACCACGTGCACCGGGCTTCATAGACTCCGATACACGATTAAACCACTGCGACTGCACGTAGTCTGGCAGCTTATCAAGGGTCGGAGCGTTCTCGGGTTTATAGTCTTCCCACAGATCGCCAAGGACTTTCTTTGTACCTTCACGAAGCTCAGGCGGGGGCGTTACTGCAGGGGTTGGCTCTGCTTGTTCTCCAGCTCCAACTCCAACATCCGGTTCAATATCCGCCAGTCTAGTGGGCTCAACCGTTGTAGGTTCTGTGGGGGGTACCACGCGCTCGCGGGCGCGACCTCGCACTCGGGCAGGTTCGCTAGGAACGTCCACGCTTGGCTCAACTCCTCCAAGGTCAAGAGTTCCTTGCTCGGGAGTTCCAGATACACTTGGCTCACGGCGTGGCTCCTCATACGCCGCAGGTTCTGGCGTAACAATCTGACGTATCACCCGAGCACGAAGCCCTTCACCCTTGACAAGGTCTGGCTGGCGCTTAACTAACCCACGAACCTGCTCTGGCGTTTTACCTAGAACATTATCACGAAGCCACCCACGCACACCAACCTGCACGGGTGTACCGCCTTCCATCGGGATGCCAAGCTGTACAAGATCTTGGATGCGTATGCGGTCATCAAACGCTAATTCGAGTTGTTCTTCAGGGGCAGCAGGCCGACCGCGTTCTTCCGCTGGTAGCTCTTTCTGCGTCTCTTTAATCTGTGTCTGTAGATCTTTGAGTGCAGGTGCGATCTTTTCAGCTTCGGCCCGAGCTTCTTCAGTACCCGTCGCTTTAAGGCGTTCGTTTTCACGCTGCAACGTATCAAATTCATTGCGCAGCTCATCCAAGCGCTGCTTAGACGCAGCCTGCTGGGCTTCTTTTTGTTCAGCCTCTTGCCGCTCGACAACTTCTGGCGGCGCCTCCATTGCGGGAGCTTGCTCAGGTGTAAACAGGCTTAGCTGAGGTGTAGCGGCTTCTTCTGGTGTAGGGGTGGGGGAAACTGCAGGGGTTGGCGCCGGAGCAGCGCCGCGAGCGCGACCGGGTAACGCCATATCAAGAATGGCTTGTACAAATGCACCTACACCCGCACCATACGCACCCGCTTCTCCAGCACCAACGATGATGTTCTGGCTCGGATCATATACACCACGAGCAATCGCATTTTGTGCAATTTCAGCAGCGGCTTCCTGAGCGCCTTCAATACCCCCAGCTAGCGCCGCACGTTTTACACGCCCAACAACATTACCAACTCCAAACGGAGCCAGTAGTTCACTAATACCGACAACTGTACCAAGCCCAGTTGCTTGTGCGCGTTCCTCGGGGGTAGCCTGCGCTGCTTCAGCGCGTAATCGAGCTTCACCAGCACCAGCCCCAGATGCAAGTGCGCCAATCGCTGCACGACCCGCCAAGCCTAACGGAGCTGCCGCAAAGAAAGGCCCCGTTGACCCAACAGCTTCGCCCGCCTTACGCGGTATGGTTTCTTCGTACCCTGGTGCAGCTTCAAAAGGTTTACGCGCAGCACCGGCGATTTCTTGGATCTTCTCGCGGGCGACTTTCTCAGCCTCTTCAGGTAGCAGGGAACTAGCCCCCACTGCAGCCGTTTCGAGCAACCCAATCGCCCCCGCCGGTACACCTTTCAAAGCTTCTTTAATGTAGCCACCGACAGTCGGCTTAGGCGCTTGGAAAGAAGGCCCTTGCTGTTGGATGACGGCTACAAGCTGATCAAGAGTTGCGCCCTCTGGGCCTTCGATCTCGTACGTACGCTTATCTGGGCCTTCGACAGTGTAGATCGGCATGATGAAACCTTAAGGCTAGCGAACGTTTTTGAGAAGGAACCCTTGCGTGTTAACTGGAGCGGCAGTGGGGGTACGTGCCTGCGGCATTTCGTACCCAAGGTCTTTCTGATACCGCCGCAGGATAGGCCCAAACGCCCGATCAATTTCTTGCAACTCTATAGAAAGAGCGGTGTCATATTTAGCCTCTGCACCGGGTTTCTTAAGCTTAACATCCATATCCTCAGCTTTGAGCTTTTCAATCCGTGCCCGCGCTTTTTGTTCTTGTTCAACTTTACTCTGAACCGCGTTTCTATAACCGTTTTCTCTTTTGGTGTAGTCGGCGTTAGCAGCTGCCATAGCGCGGTAAAGGCGGGATTCTTCATTAGCTGCAGCTTGAGCATCGACCCCGGCTAACCTAACCGCATCCCCAATCCGTGCAGTTTCTGCACGTTGCTCTTCCGTCATACGACCTTGGGCTGCGCCAAACTGAGCTTCACGCTGACGCTGCAGCAGGTTGATAAGCCCTTCTTCACGCTGACGTGCGATCTCTTCAGCTTTCTCAGCCTCGGCACGACGGGACGCAGTTAACTGACTGAGCGCAGCAGCACTACCTTCAAACTCACGACCCCGGCGCTTGCCAGCCATACCTTGAGCTGCAGCAATCAAAAGCTCCATAAGTCCTGGGCCTTGCTGAAGTCGTGTTGCGCGTTCTCTAGCAGCCGTCACGTTGGCTACCATTTTGCGTACTTCTTCTTCCGGCAAGTTGGGGTACTGCGCCTTAACTTCGTTGTAAATCTCTTCAAAGGTGCGACGTTTTTCAGCTAGCGCAGTGCGAAGTGCATCAAGCCCAGCAGGCTGAGCGGCAGCAGGTGCAGCCGTAGGTTGCGCCGCAACTGGAGGTGCTTCACGAGGAGCAGGTGCCTCACCGCCACCACGGTCTTCGGGCGTGGCTTGTATACCGACGCCAGCTTGCGCTGCACCCGCAGGAGCACTTTGTGCGGGTTTGAAGTAAGACATTTCACCGGTTTCTGGTGTTCGACCTAGACTCTCTGTGGCGGCACGCAATGTTTGAGCAGCTTGCCCCGCCGCTTCAGAAACTTGCGTTCCTAAAGGCATACGCGGACGCATACGCTCCAACAACTGCGGCAACCCCTCCCCACGGCGCATTTGCGCTGCCGCTCGTTCAGAAGGGGTTAATCCGTAGTCTGGGGAGTAAATAGACCCTTTTTCTTCTCTTTGACGCTGCGCACGTTCAGCCATACTAGACGGTTCGGGACGCGCATAACGAGCCATAAGCCGACGCGTTTCATCAGCCTCCAACATGCGAAGGTATTCTTTTTCTTCGTCAGTCAGTTCACGCTCGCCTGGGCGTGTCATCATGTCTTCAGGGGTACCACCTTCCTGAAACGCAACAATGCCACCCGCAGCCATCGCTTGTGGCGGCATTACATTTTGCGCACCGGGAGCAGCGGCGAGCCCACCCATCATGCGTTGCAGTGCTGCTTGCTGTTGTTGCAATTGCTGCTGACCAACTTGGCCTACCTGCTGCGCAAGCTCTTGCTTGGTCATATTCATGACCTCTTGCTCACGTTGCTGCGCAACCGTCGGAGGCTGACCTTGCTGCTGAGCCATCTGCAACTGCATCTCACGCGCAGCTGCTTCTTTTTCAGACTTAAGTTTTTGCAGTGCCAACAGGTCTAGAAGATCTTGGCTCATTTGATAACGCTGAGCCAACGCCTGGGGGTTACCCCGATACGCATCGAGACGCGATTGAATGGCTTGGTCGATCATAGCTATTCCTTAATTAACCCGGAGCTGGAGCCGGAGCTGGAGCAGGAGCAGGAGTTGGCGCAGGAGCTGGAGCTGGAGCTGGAGCATTTCTCGGCAACATACCCATTGCTTGTAAGAATGGAGCAAGAGTTGTAAACACAGACGCAAACTGCCCTAGACCGCTTGCTTCAGCCTGTTGGTAATTTGTCGTGGCCAATGGCATGCCTTGGAAGAGTGACTGCAAGAACTGCACTTGCTTGTAGGGGTAGTCGCGCTCTTCTTCAAACTGTTTAATGTCAGACGTTATGCCTTGCTGTTCAATATCTCTTTGAGTAGCCCCACCGCCCATCTGCGCAGCTAAACCTTCAAGCCCATATTGTTGAGCCTGTCGCGCAGCTTGCATTTGGCGTTGCTGCTCCGTATTAAACTGCTGTTGCGCAACATCAAACGCACTCTTATACCCTTCGCCAGTGATCTTGCCCAGATTCTGCATTAGGTTACGACCAAGCTCAGACTCCATGATGGCTTGCCGACCGCCACCAAACGCACCAGCACGTGAGAGACGACCAGCTTGCTGAGTTCGCATGATTTCAGCTTGCCTACGCGCTTCATCAATCTGAGGCTGCAGTGCAGACATCAAATAAGGGTTCATGTACCCCTGAGCAGCTTCAGCCGTAAACGTCTGTGGGGTGTAGGTAGTCTGGGTCCCAGTCGGCAACGTAAGGCTTGAAAGCCCTTGGAACGCTTGTGTCTGCAGTCCAGACGGACCCGCAGTAAGTGGTCCGGTATAGGCTTCGTAAGGGGTTTGAGAAAGCGCTTGCCCGCGCCCAATCATCCCGGTGACTGGTTCTCCCGCCCAACTAGAGAGGGAAGATTCTCTTGCTACCGTACCAGCAGGGACATTTTCGTTTGACATGACAGCCTCACTTCGGGAGATATTTGTTTGGGTTGATCTGTTTGCCCTGTTTAGGCGTACCCGTTCGAGCTTTACGAATACGATCCATCATGTCGTACAGGCGTTGCGCACCGGCATTGGAATTACCGTTGCCAAGATGGCTAACCACATCTGCTGGAACCACGAACTCACCATGGCTTAAACGCGCAGGCTGCTTACCCGATATCGTAGCAGGGATCTTGTCTTCCATGCCATCTGTTGAGCCGTTGAGATAACGACCTTTAGCCATACCCATTAAGCCCCCGCCAGCAGCAATGACGTTTCCTTTTTCGTCGTACTTCGGCACAGGGAGAAGTTGAGCAACACCGGAAGCGGGTGCAGGTTTGATTACTTCTGTAATTTCTTTTTGCTCAGGTGCTTCAACTTGAGGGACCGGGTACAGCGCAGGTTTGAGAGTCGCAGCTTGGGTTTTAGCTGTTGTACGTGCTGCGTCAATTGCGGCTTGGGTTTCTGCAGGGGTTGTGCCGGGGGCAACATATGACACATCACTAAAGTACCTACGCCCACCTGCACCGGGCCTACGGTTGGGGTCTTGGGGTATATCGACACGCTCACGAACCGCAGTGTACTTGGGTACTGTGCCTTGGTAGCCCGCTTGAGGAGCAGAGCGTTGCCCTTGCCCTGCGGCAGCTAGTGCGCCAGTAAGCCCGAGGAGCAGTAATGGATTCATTGTATTACTACCGCCCCCACCAGCACCACCCCCACCACTAAAAAGGCTAAGGACGTTTCTACCAAAATCCCTAGCAAGCCCAGCAATCGTGTTTGCAAGGGTTACTTCACCCGTATCTGTGAATTCAGTAAAGCTAACAACATCACCAGTATCATCATCGGTTGTCAGAGTGCTTCCATCATCGTAGGTGTAAGTAGCCATTCCTAAGCTCCCAAAGATTTAATGAAGTCTGCTAACGACTGGCGTTCGCCATAAGGAGACGTAAACTGCGCAGCTTGTTCTGGGTTAGCAAAAATATCACTCCAATCATACGTGTACTTGATCTCTGCGGGTTCTATTTCTGGAGGCGGAGCAGCGGCTGCTTTTTTCGGTATAAGCAATGGAAACAAACTCATCAAACCAAAATCCTGAGCCTGCCGCGCTTGCTGCTGTGCCCGCTGTGTCTGAAGCTTTAAGAATAAATTACGTGCAGCTAGATTATTAGCTCTTCTAAGCAGTTCGTCATCTGTACCACCACCGCCAGGGCCAGTATCTAAGCCACCACCGCCGGTACCAGTGTCCGTACCACCACCGCCACCACCGGTACCAGTGTCCGTACCACCACCGCCACCACCACCGCCAGTAAGAGTGTCATTACCGCCACCGCCAGTAAGAGTATCGGTACCACCGCCACCAATTAACGTACTAGTACCACCACCGCCACCACCACCGCTCACCCCGCCAAACAGATAATCACTAAGCGTCATCTCACCACCAACAACCTCGGATGAGCTTGCGTCTGTTACTGGCGCAGGAGCTGCTGCCGGAGTCGAGAATTGATAACCCTGCGGGAAGCCTCCTTGTGGGCCACCAGGGACACCACCGCCAGGAACACCGCTTACAGGAGGGCTAACAGGAGGTTGATATGGTCTGTACCCTTGTTGATCAAACTGAAGACCACTTGGAAGAGTAGGCTGAGTATCTAAGCCACCACCGCTCACCCCGCCAAACAGATAATCACTAAGCGTCATCTCACCACCAACAACCTCGGATGAGCTTGCGTCTGTTACCGGAGTTTGTACCGGAGTTGCAGGACGGCTGTGTTCATACCCAAGAGGGAAGCCTCCTTGTGGGCCACCAGGGACACCACCGCCAGGAACCCCGCTTACAGGAGGGCTAACAGGTGGTTGATACGGCCTATACACTTGTTGGCCCGGTTGAATACCGCTTGGAAGAGTAGGCTGAGTATCTAAGCCACCACCGCCACCGCCACCGCCACCTCCAGCTCCTGTACCTGTTGCGGCTTCATCCTCAATAACTTTATCTGGCGGTTTGGCTACGCTATTAGCCTGCTTAATAATTTCATTGGCGTTGTCACCGAGC